CTCCTGCCTTTTAGAGTGGCATAACTCATATTATTTTTTTGCTTGTGTTTCAACAACATAGACCTTGCCCGGTCTGCACTTAATCTGTTTAATCTTCATGCCATCTCTACGACGTGCTTCTGGCGTGTCGGTGTAACCTTCGAAGCTATTAAAGCCCACCGGCGGTAATCTGTGACCTTCGGAATACTTGACAGGTAAACCATGACCGAATACAGGTTTGGAATCTTCTTCCCATGAGATGTTATAGCCCTGACCGTCAACTCGTGCCTGTGAGTAACAGCCGCTTTTTGAGCCATACATAGGTTGTGGATGCTTCTTCTCACGTGGAAGCATGGAAGCTATAGCTCTAGTATCTCTACGACATTTTACAGGTTCTTCACTGATAAAATCAGCAGAGTTCATGAAAGCTATAATGAAATGTCTAATATCTGGATGGTCTTTAGTAGTGGTGTCTACCCATCTGTAGCCATTCCAGACTTTGAGCCGTGACACTCTGTAATGTGGTCTAATACACACGTAAAGTGTGCCATTGACATTACCAAAAAGGCTGTAAAGAGGTAACACATAGTTGTGAAAGTTAGTGCCAAAACCTCTGACCTGTGAACATGGTTTCATAGTTAATTCCTCCTATCATATTGATATGACTACCTACGACCGAAGTCATAGGCAGAGCATATCAGTACGATTAAGCTATACGAGTCTCCATAGATTCCTCTGCTGATACTTTGATAGCGTCATCTACTGGAATACCTAAGTATTCAAGATAAGACAGAATCAGCTGTCTGGATGCTTCGACTTCTTTACCATAGTTACGCTTTAAGCCCTTAGAGCCTGCCTGTAATTTACCCCAGATGAATGCACACAAGTTGTTAGCAACCCATGCTGGTGTAGCACCTAATGTGAAGTTTTTATACATGGAATCATCTGTACCGTCATTGGCAGTATTGAATACTGGTGACATGATGTCTTTACAGAGTTCTTTCACATATTTGAAATCACGCTGTCTATCAGCGTCGAATGACTCAACGTCATTGTAAGTAGCCTGATAGTCTTTAGCATTGACATAGAGTGAATGAAAGCCTGTCAGTGTGAATGTACCGCCTGTCTGGAAGTAAGCCCATACATAGACGGAAGCAATGCGATTGCTAGTAGGCTTAGGGCAGAAACTGTCCTCTGAATATCTTTCAACAAGCTCTGATTTGAAAGTGTCAAGTGCTTCTTTAGCAGACTCAACTTTAGCGTCAAGGTCAGCTTTTTTAGCCTTAGATACTTCACCCTTTTCAAGGGCTTTTGTTCTTGATGCAACAGCTTTAGAATATTTATCAGACAACTGTAAATAGTGCTGTCTGTCGTATTCTAACTGTACATCTTCACCAAACCGCTGTACATTGACAACCTGTTTTGGTGCAAATAACTCTTTCTCATTCTTTCCTGTGATTGTAATTTTAAAAGTTTTGTTTGACATAATAATTTCCTCCTGTGGATTTATTTTATTGTTTATCACTTAAAAAAATATATAGTTAGTCCGTAGACTGTTAATAAGCATATGTAATATAGACAGCACTCTTGCGCTCTATTACTAGAGATTCCAGACAATCCCATCAAGGTGAAAGTTTGGACGTGGCAAGCTACCCATCAAGGTGTAGACGCACTAACTATATATGATTTCAAGGAACGTACTCTTGCATCATGCAAGGCAATATGGTATAATAGTTACAATAACTGTTTAGGGTTTAGGGGGCAAAAGCCCCCTATGGCTCAAGGTATTCTCTATAGTCACGGTATGAAGCAAAAAGCATATACCGCTGGATAGAGTCCACCCATCCCATGAACCCATCTGGAACGTCAAAACCTTTAAGGTTCATGTAATCACCTCCTATTCAGTTATCTCTGCCCTTGTTAGCGCAAGGGCTTTTTTGTTACTCAACAAGTTGTGCTCTTGTTGATGATTGTACTTTACCACAACTGTTTGGTTGTGTCAAGTACTTTTTAAAACTTTTTTTTGTAAAAGTTTTATTTACTGTTTTAGGAATTTTTCTGTGGATTCCAGAACCACTGTTTGAACTTGTCGACCGCCTTTCCTTATCGACACGCTTATCATACTACTGTAACAGTAGGTTGTCAATACTTTTTTGAAAATATTTTTATTTACACGTTTATAAAAGCCCGCAAACCCGCATAAATACAGGCTTTTTGGCATGAAAAAAAGTTTTTTCGTGAAAAATTACTTCCTATTAAAGCGAAAAATAAAGGTCGTCCAGATCATATTGTCTGCGTACAGAGTGTAGTATGTATCACACAGTGTAT